ATGTAGCTAGCTTATCAAATTGTTCATCTGACATCGTAGGTTTACCATTATAGTAATCTTCGGACGCTTGCTGTAGTATTGCTTTTATATTTTCCATTTATATATTATATCAAAAATCACAGGGAAAGTCAAGAATTAAATTCACGATAGGTAAATTTCATCCAAAATATCCTTGAAGTGTGTCTCTAAAATACTTTTACTCTCCGCTAGTGATAATATTTCAACTAGTCCCTCGAACAATCCTTTAGAATTATTAAAGTCTAGTTTCATTGCTATCCCGTCCTTTGATGGCTTGAAGTCACCATCGAAGTCAAGATAATACTTTCTTAGATGCAGATACTCTGTATCGTAAAAAGTATTTATAGTTAATTTGACTTGTTCCGTCCCCTCTTCATTTTCAGAGATTACTTTTTCATATAACTCAGGGGCTTCATGCAGCTTCATCGTTTGTTCCTAAGTATACTACTTAAAGGTTGTATACCAGTTACATTCTTAGGTTGCAATAAGCGATAACTGTCAGTATCCCAGCAAAACAGTAGAACTGAATCACCAGTTTCCTTAGCACGATTTTTCTTGCTTTGGATATACTTGTTATCGAAGTCTAGGGTACAAACATTATACTTAAGTTTTCTACTGTTTGTTGACCTATAAGTTATGATTGCGTCGCCACAATCGGAAACAGTTCTTATGAACTCTTCTTTTTTCACTATAATACTCCATTACTATTAAGAAAACTCTTTCTACCTAGTAATGGATTAGTATTAGTTGTTGATGTTGTTGACTATACCTGTGAAGTAAACAGAAGCTTTACCAGTCAATTTGTCGATAATATCTGCATCGACTTCTTGTCCTGCGTCAGTTAAAGCCTTAGTTAGGGCTTCAGCTGCATCAGCTTTACTTACTCTAGCTGTACCACCACCTGAAGATTTTGCACTTCCAGCAGCAGGAGCTTTTTTCACATAAACGCCAGCTTTAGTTAAAATCATTCTGACTCCATTAGGGCTTTCACCTAACTGTTCAGCAATTTCTTTAACAATCTCCATACTTGTTTCTGGAGTTGGTTCTGCGTCGGTATAAAGTTCAACGGCTTCAGCTTTTGATTCGTCTGTCCAAGCCATTCTTCTTCTCCTTTTATGTCTGAGATATTCGGGTAGGCCTGGTGCCCAACCTGTCGCGTCTCTCATTTGGTTATAATATCTATCACTCATTAATATATATTATACAGAAAAATGAGTGCGATGTCAAGAACTATTTTTTGTTAAGTATAACTTAAGCTTTTAATATAGTCCAACTTTTCTTGAGCGTTTGCAGCTATTTCAATCTGCTCGTCTATTGCTCCAACGATGTCGGCATGTTCACCGATTCCTACTGGGTGTTGTAGATACACTCTGATATTAACTTCAGCTGCAGCTATCTCACCCTTGTATTTAAGCGCTAATGCGTCTCTTAATCTATCATTCATGTTTTCTTTCCTACTATGGCATTTACATATGATACTACGAATTTCCTTCTAGGTTCTTCAAAGAAGCATATCTGCCATATAAATGGAGCTATAAAAATCATTGACACGGCATAAATAACTGCGTGTGTCTTTTTATATTTCCTTATTAATTTGCCACCTTCATAATCTCCAACCATATATACTACTAAACTGTAGGTTCTACCTACAGCCATAGCCCAAGTGGTTAGCCACATAGAAATGACTACTATCCATATTTCCATTTTGCACTCCTTATGCTGCTTAGATATTTATATCGTACTTATTTAAGTGTCTTAAACTACCTAAGTCATAAGATGCGAAGTGGGCATGGTAACCCCCTTCTTTTATATGCCCAAAGTATGGGCTATCAAAATTTGTTAATTCTATTACATAAACATGATATATCCAACTATCATATCTCTTATCAAACTTCCCTTTTATGATTCTAGCAGGAAGGTCGTGTCTAGCACACCATACTTTTTCGCCTGGTTCAAAAGTATCAGATACACATTCATCTGGCAAATATCCTATTCCAGCACCACTACTGCGTTCAGTACTAGGTCTTTTCATCGGTACTCCGACTCTATCTAACAAGTTTCTTACAAATGTAGTAGAACGATATAAAGCTTGCGCTATGCTAGACACGGGTTGCTCGTCTAAATACATTTCTATTGCTTGTTTGATTTCATAGTCAGTTGCCTTTCTACCTCTATTTTGTGCTTTTCTTTTTGCTCTATGTCGTAAAGTATCTTCAAAATCTATCATAATACTATTTAATCTAGTAGTATTATAGGTAATGTTAAGCATGGCACATGCTTCTTTTTTTGTTATTGGTTGGTCCGCGTTAAGATAATCTAAGACTCTCTGTAGATTAGCATCATCTAACTTTTCGTGTCCTTTCTTTCTAATTGTTCTCATCGCTTCCTAATAATATAATTGAATAGTGAATAATTTTTAACAGGTCTAATTCATTTTTACCTGCTTTCTTTCCATAGCGTTTTGCATATTTTATAATATTTCCTATGCAAAAACCTTCTCCATGTCCTGAGTCTATAATGAACTCAGTGGCTTGAATTTTATCTGTACTATAATGTTGGTCGTAAGTATTGTCTATATAGACTTTCAACTTGGTTAATATTTTATCCTCGTTGAATTTATACTTAGTATCTACACTATTATATTTAGTTTTTTTACTAAAGAAAGCCATTTATGAACTTTCCCAAAACTCATCAGCAAGTTGGTCTAGCATTTCGCTAGGGTATACGGACTCCCCCTCTACTTTGTACTCAGCATGCCAGTCGAAGTCTTCAACTGTGGTATCAATACTAGGGTACATTTCATTAAATAACTCTACTAATTCAGCTCCATCAGTTTCATGATATTCTCCCTCTACAGCTTCCCAATCATCATATTTTTCTGTATCAAAATATTGTTTACCCATAAAGTTTCTAAACTCATCTTCGTATGTCATACTAGCAGTTATATTATCATCATACTTATTAGCAAAGTATTGTAATATATTTAATACTAATTCTGTTGGTTGTCTCCATGCTGAGTATCCACTAATATAACAGTCTTGTACTTCTTCGAGATGGCACCATTTAGCACCAACTTCTCTACAATACCAGTCATAAGAGTCTTTTAGGTAATTATCTGCATCAAATGATTTATCTACATTATTCATAAAAGGTTGATTTTCTATTTCATCATATTCCTCATAATCATAGGGGTTGCCCTCGTAGTCATTTCTAGTACCTTTTACCGTTTTAACTGATGAATTAAATTCATCATCAGTTAATCCTTCTATACTTATATTAAAATATACATGATTTGCCATTATATATCTCCTTTTGCTCTTACTTCTGAACGAACTACCTCGAAACCATTTGGGTATCTTTGCTCTAGTTTTTTGATGTTTTCTTCCATTACTTCGTGAGGTGTGAATCCCAAAGCTGTGCAGCCTTGTACCCAATACCAAAGAACATCTCCTAGTTCTCTTTTCATGTGAAATATTTCGTCTTGTGTAAACTGTGTGTCTGCTTGGAATATTTTTTTCTTTACTACTTCTGCGAACTCTCCACTTTCAGCCATCATACCGATAACTGATGTTAGTAATCTTGCTACTTGCATTTCTTCTGTTCTATGCTCGCCTTTTACACTTGTAGTTCCTTGTAGCAATTCCATTCTAGCTGTCATTTTGTCTGTGTTTTTACTTGTTTGTGAGGTTGTTATATCTACGAACCTTGCGTAGTCGTTAAATTTTTGTTGGTCTGTCATGTCTGTCCTTAATGTGTCTGTTTGTTCTTTTTATACCACTTGGATAACCAAGTGTCTATCTGTAGCTCAGTCCAATTACTTGGAAAGTATACTGATAAGTAAGGCCTATCTCGTAATACGACTCTCATAGTCTGCATAGTCCTCGTTCCACCAATGTGGTTTGTCTCTGTATTTCCAGCTTGCAAAGGTAGCTTTATCTAAGTGGTAATAGTCGCGATAAGATTGAATAGGATTACTATAGTCCTTTAGCTCTTCTGGCATAGCTAAACCAAACTCTGTAAAGCCTACTCTTTGCATATTTACTGGTTCTGGTAATTTATTTACTACTTCATGTATGGACTTATGTTCTTTGCCATATCTGTATCTATACTCATCATTTAAAGCATTGCCATAGCAGTGTGTCCATTCGTGATTATCTAATGATGAACGAGCCCATATAGTACAAGGGTGATTATACATCATAGGTAGATAAGGTGTAATTGGTCTTTCTGCTGGGGGTAGATGTTTTATCTTTGCTTTTTCTTCGTTAAGTACATCTCGTTCTTCTTTGTTGAGTGCACGAGGTACAAAGCCTAAGAACTTGTCAATCCATATACTAGTGCATAGTATTTGAGCAACCTCTAAAGGCATCTTAACAATATGTTTGTCGACATGAGCTTCTGCGCATTTGTCTAAATCTTCGTCTAAGTAAAATAAATTCATACAACTATTATACTAAATTTTGAGAGCGATGTCAAGTATTATTTTTTGCTTCTTCTATAAAGTTGGGTTGCGTAAAAAAGATTCCGAGAGTAAATCTATATTGTGGAGCTATATGAGATGTCGGTCTTATACTATGAGGCGTAGTGCCATCAAAAAGTATTGAGCGATTTTGCTTGTATAAAACACTTTTTGTAGCTTCTTCCATTGCGTCATCATAAAATATAGTCTCTCCATAGTATTCATTTTTCCAATCTGGATTTATATCGTACACAAGAACTGTGCTACCCCCATGAGTATGAGGGAATTGAATTGAAGAAGGGAAAGAAAGATTAATGGTAGCACTATCAAATTTTAGCCCGTCTAATTCTTTCATTAGCTCGGTATTGATTATGCTTTCCATAAAACCTAAATCTCTCCACTCCTGAGGTGTCATAGTATGATGAAGGCATGGGTACTGACGAGTCTCGAAAGTTGAAACATCACCCCACCCTATTTGATAATCAGTAGAAGCACAGAACATATATAACTGCTCTCTAGTATTCTCCATTACTGTATTATCAAAAACCTTTATCATTTACTTACTATTAATTTTGTCTTTAGCTGTTCC